TAATCTTTCAACAATTCTTGATGTTTTGGCATATAATACCTATATCACTTCATATAATGCAAACATGGTTGCAAATGAAGTGTTTATTGATAGTGCTACACTTAGAGAAAATATTGTTGCACTAGCTAGAAATATAGGATATGTTCCCAGGTCAAGAAAAGCAGCTACAGCAACTGTAAGTTTTTTTGTTGATACTTCAAATATAACTCCAGTTCCATCATCTTTGACTTTAAAGAAAGGACCAATAGCGGCAACATCAGGTTCTTTTGGAAATCAGTCTTTTGTATTTTCAATATTGGATGACATTACTGTACCGGTAGTTGATAATATTGCATCTTTTAATGATATCAAAATTTATGAAGGTGTACTATTAACAACCAACTTTACATTTAATTCAAATAATCCAAACCAAAGATTTATTTTACCAAACTCAGGAATAGATACGGATTTAATATCCGTTCGAGTAAGGGATAGTATAACTGCAACAGCGTCTGCAAAGTATACTCTTCAAGATAGTGTTTTTGATGTAAATCAAAATTCAAGAGTTTATTATCTCCAAGAAATTGAAGATGAGAGATATGAATTAATATTTGGTGATGGCGTTTTATTTGGAAAAAAATTAGAAAACAACAATTACATTGAAGCAAACTATATTGTTTCAAACGGTGATAGTGGTAATGGAATAAGTCAATTTAGTTTTTCTGGAAGACTTACTTATACAAGAAATTCTGTAGACTATACAGTTACTTCGGGGATATCACTTCTAACAACTGGAGTTATCTCTCAGGGCGGAGAAAATATTGAAACAGTTGAGTCCATTAAGAAGTATGCCCCAAGAATCTATGCCTCTCAAAATAGAGCATTGTCTGCAAATGATTATGAAGCATTGATTCCTGCAAAAATATATCCAGAAACTGAATCAATTTCTGTTTTTGGTGGTGAAGAATTAGTTCCACCTCAATATGGAAAGGTTTTTATCAGCATTAAACCTAGAAACGGTGACTTTCTTCCTAGTTTGATTAAAGAAAACATAAAAAGAGACCTCAAAAAATATGCTGTTGCTGGAATAGTTCCTGAAATTTTAGATCTCAAATACCTTTACATAGAAGTTGACTCTAAAGTTTACTATAATACTAATCTTGCACCAAGTTCAGCATATGTCTCCAGTTTAATTCAGGCAAATGCAAACAAATACGCAGAATCTACTGAATTAAATAGATATGGAGCTAGATTTAAATACAGTAAATTCTTAAAAATAATTGATGATACTCATGAATCAGTGACTTCAAACATCACTCAGATTCAAATTAGAAGAGATTTGAGAGTTACTTTAAATACATTTGCAGAATATCAAATTGGATTTGGTAATGCTTTCCATATCAAGAGTATGGATGGATATAATATTAAATCTTCTGCATTTAGAGTAACTGATTTTCAGGAATCAGTTTATCTATCTGATATTCCAGATACAAATAGAACAACTGGGTCCATCTTTTTATTTACAGTACCAAGTACAAATTCGACAAGTGCAACAATTGTTAAAAGAAATGTTGGTAGAATTGATTATGAAAAAGGTATCATAACATTAAATCCAATAAATGTATTGTCTGGTAAAATAAAAGATTCTCAAACAATCATTGAGATATCTGCAATACCGAAGTCAAATGATGTAATTGGATTACAGGATTTGTATCTTCAACTAGATATTAATAAGAGTGTTTTTGAAATGATTCCTGACGAAATATCTTCAGGACTCGACCCTTCAGCATCTAACTATATTGTAACTTCAAGCTACAGCAACGGGAACCTAGTAAGATCATAACAAAATGACAGAAAAAAGAATTCAGTTTAATAACGTTATTCAAAATCAACTTCCTTCTTACGTTAGGGAGGAGTTTCCATTAGTTGCTGAGTTTTTAAAACAATATTATGTTTCTCAGGAATTTCAAGGATCGGCGGCAGATCTTATCCAGAATGTTGACCAGTATCTAAAATTAGATAACATAAAATCTAATACAGAATCTACTACACTATCAGCAGATATTAGTTTTTTTGATGAAACAATAACGGTAGTTAGTACCGTTGGATTTCCGGATTCCTATGGATTGCTGCAGATAGATGATGAAGTTATTACATATAGAAGTAGAACCACAACTTCCTTTACTGGATGTGTAAGAGGATTTAGTGGTGTTACATCATATAATGATCAAAACAAACCAGATGAATTAGTTTTTAAATCAACTGAATCTGCTGAGCATAAGAAAGATGCTAAAGTCATCAATTTAAGCTCACTCTTCCTAAAGGAGTTTTTTAACAAAATTAAATATCAATTAACTCCTGGTTTTGAAAATAGGGAATTTTACAGTGGTTTAGACAAATACCTGTTCCTTAAACAATCAAAAGATTTCTATTCCACTAGGGGAACCGAACTATCATTTAAGATTTTATTTAAAGTCTTATATGGTGAAGATGTTAAAATTATTAAACCACAGGATTATCTGTCAAAACCATCAGATTCTCAATATGAGATAACTAATGACTTAGTTGTTGAAAGTATTGAGGGTGACCCATACGAATTAGAGAGATCAACCTTAAGACAAGATTCGTATGGCAATATTCCTAAAGGATACGCTTCAATATCCAGAGTTGAAAAGATCTTTACAAAATCAGACAAAACATACTATAAGTTAAGTTTTGATGCTGGATACAATAGAGACATTGGTGTTGATGGATCTTTGTATGGAAATTTCTCAATTCACCCCAAAACAAAAATCATTGGGGGAGTTCTTTCTGGAGCAAATACTCTAGATGTAGATTCTACTGTTGGATTTCCTCTTCAAGGAAACCTATCAGTAACATATAATGATGGAACCAGTGGTGTAGTTTCATATACTTCCAAAAGCTTAAATCAATTTTTTGGGTGCCAAAATATCACAAAACCAATTTTAGATAAAACTGATATTTGGTTAGATGTTTATGCTTATGGATTATCGAATAAAAATACAAATACTACTATTAAGGTTAGAATTACTTCGGTTCTTAATAATGTAGACATCACTGATGACGCATATTATTATAGTGCCGGAGATACCGGAATAATCAAAACACTTGGGGTAAATCCACAAGATGAGATTGTTTCAAATAATTGGATTTTTAATATTTCTTCCGCTGTTGAAGTATTATCACTATCTTTAGTCGATAATATTGCCAATACTTACAGATTAACTACGAAAATTGCACACAATCTTAAGGTTGGTGATAGTGTAAAATTATTACCTAATACCGGAACAAGTGTAGTTTCTTCAGTTACCAACGTATTATCTGTGAGTGTCATTGAAGTAAGTGGTCAGGGTACTTTAGATTTAACTAGATCATATTCAATTCAAAGAAATTTACTTAAGGTAAATTCACAAAAATACTCCACTTTAACAAATCAAATCACAGACGTTCAAAATGTATATAAAATCGAAGATAAAACTTTAGTAGCATCTTCGTCTTTGCCATATTACAATAATCAACCACTAAATGCGTTTGATAGAACTGTAGTTTTTTCTGGAACTTTTTCGGGAGATACTTTCACTATAACTTCTGGGGAAGACCATGGGTTCTACACTGGAGATTCTGTTTACTATACTCCAGGACAAGGATCTTTGTTTGTTGAAGGATTATATTTTATTAAGAGAATTAATCAAAGCAGCGTAAAGATTGCTAAGAGTAGAGCAAACATTTATAATTCAATTTTCATAAATCTCACAGATTCAATTACTGTTTCTAATAGCAAATTTGAGGATTATGAATTTCATTCTAGAAAATTAGAGTCTCAAAAGATTTTAAGAGAAATTAATTCTCCTATTAATGATGGTAAAGAGTATCAAACTGCACCTGGACCTGTAGGAATTTTAATAAATGGAGTTGAGTTATTAAACTATAAGTCAAAAGATAAAATTTTCTATGGTTCAATAGAAAATATTGATATTGTAAATTCTGGTTCTGGATATGATGTTATTAATCCACCATCTCTAGTCATTAATGATTCAGTTGGAACTGGAGCGACAGGTTATTGTGCTGTTAATGGATCATTACAGGAAATTAGAGTAATTGATCCTGGATTTGATTATCTAGAAGTTCCCAAAATTAATATTACTGGTGGAAATGGGGTTGGAGCAAAAGCAAGTGCTTCGATGAAGTTGATTGACCATCAAGTTTCATTCAATGCAGAATCTAAATCTGCATTTGTTAGTTTATCAAATAATACTATTGGATTTTCAACTTTCCATAAATTTAGAAATACTGAAAAGGTAGTTTATAGAACTAATGCCCAAACGGCAGTTGGAGGAATAACAACTAATTCTACATATTACGTTTCTGTTCAAGACTTATATACAATTAAATTGCACAGAACCTTCAATGATTCTTTGGTTGGCGTTAATACAATTGCATTAACATCTTTTGGTATAGGGAATCATGCATTAGAATCTTATGATAAAAAATCAGTAATATCTTCAATTAATATTGAAAGTTCTGGTATCAACTATCAGAATAAAAAAAGAACAACAACTTCTTCCGGAATTAGCACTTCTCTTGGAGAAATTACAATAAAAAATCATGATTATCAATCTGGAGAAATTGTAAGATACTCAACTAACGGAACAGTAATTGGTGGATTGACTAATGATACGAATTATTATGTGACAAAAGTAGATCAAAATAAATTCAAACTTTCCATTGTTGGTATTGGAACCGATAATCAGGATTTTTACTACAAAACGCAACAATATGTTGATCTGACTTCTAATGGTTCAGGTGTTCATAACTTCAATTATCCACAAATAACAGTTGAAGTTGTTGGTAGTATTGGAGTATCTTCAATATTTAAGGCAAAAGTTCAGCCTATTTTTAGAGGAGAAATTACTTCAGTTCATTTAGAAAATAATGGTGTCGGTTACGGTTCTTCGGAAATTATCAATTTTAGTAGAGATCCAAACATAACACTTAATAGTGGATCAGAAGCTCAACTTATTCCAATTATTAATGCAGGAAAAATAGTTGAAGTTTTGGTAAATAATCCAGGTAAAGATTATACTTCCCCACCAAATCTTAGCATTTTAACTAACGGTAGTGGAATTGGTGCAGTTTTAACGCCAGTTTTAGAAAATGGTCAAATCAAATCCGTTAAGATTATAGAAAGTGGTGCAGGATATGATCAAAACAACATTTCTATTCTTGTTTCTTCCGCTGGAGTTGGTGCGGAGCTAAAATCACAATTAAAATCTTGGACTATAAATCTTTTTACAAAATATTTAAGCAAAATTACTAGTGATGATGGATTTATTTTCAATAATCCAAATTCTAAGTATGGATTAGAATATAGTCATTTGTATGCGCCAAGAAAACTTAGAGAAAACATTTATGCTAAAGAGATTAGCGGAAAGATTCTTTACGGTAAACCAGATTTAGTAAAGTCAAATAACGTTGAAGTTAGTTCTACTAGTCACTCACCATTAATCGGGTGGGCATACGACGGAAACCCAATATATGGTCCATATGGATTCGAAAGTAAGAGTGGTGGTTCAATAACCAGAATGAAATCTGGATACGTTCTCATCCAAGACTTAGACAGACCCCCCTTCCCTTCTGGATTTTTTGTTGAAGATTTCAAATACAAAAATATAAACGAGGATTCTGTACTTGATGAATATAATGGAAGATTCTGCATAACTCCAGATTTTCCAAATGGAACTTATGCATATTTTGCAACGATTGATAGTGCATCTTCAAATTCATTTGGTGGTTATAGATTACCAGTTTTCCCATATATTATAGGAAATAAGTTTAAATCTGCGCCAAATGAATTTAACTTCAAGAGACTATCAAATCAAGATGATATTGATTTAAATCAAACAAAATGGGCTAGAAATACAACACCATATAATCTTCTTAAGGATAATGCTTCTTATGCATATCTACCTTTACCAAATATTTTGGACCAAACGCTAGATGTTAAATATGCATCTCCAGGTTCAATTGATAATATTGGTATAGTAACTGGAGGATTAAACTACAAGGTAAATGATAAAATTCTGTTTGATGAACAGGAGACTGGAGGGTTTGGATTTGCATCCAAGGTTTCCAGAATTGCAGGAAAAACAGTAAATTCAATTAGTGTTGCAAGTACCACTATTAATGGAGCAGAAATTTATTCCATTGAAGGGAATAAAAATTTATTCTTCATTCAGTCCAATTCACCACATTCTTTCTTAAATAGGGATATTATTTCTATTTCTGGAATTAATACAACATCATCTTTGATTGGTGGATTTTATGTAGCAGGAATTTCTACTAACACATTGTCGGTATCCAATCCATCTGGCATTTCTTCTGTTACTGTAACTGGTATTGTTACTTATATTTCCGTTTCTGGAAATCTTTCTGGTGTTAAAGAAAATGATATTTTTAAAATTGGAACAGAAAAAATTAAGATATTAAATGTAGATAAGGATTCTTCAAGAATTAGAGTTTTAAGATCAGTAGAAGGAACTGTTGGTTCTGCACATAGTTATACTGATGTTTTGTATGAACAACCTAGAAGATTTTCTATCAATGTAGGAAATACAACATCTTATGGATATAAGTTAAATAGAGAAATTTATTTTGATCCTAAAGAATCACTAGGTATAGGAACTTTATCTGGAGTTGGTATTGGGTCAACTCTATCATTCTCGAATCCAGGTGTTGGAGCATCACAGATTTTTATACCAACAAGAGCAATTTATATTCCAAATCACAATTTGGAAACCGGAGATTCTCTAGTGTACTCAACAAATTCTGGAGATGCAATATCAATTTCAACTACTGGAACAAGTTCAGTAGTACTTTTAGACCAATCGACAGTTTATGTTGCAAAAATTACAAATGATCTAATTGGTATATCAACAGTAAAGGTTGGTTTAGGAACAACTGGAACTTTTGTTGGAATTGCTACAACAACAAATACTATAAGTACTCTGTACTTTACTGGTATTGGAACGGGAACATATCACAGCTTTAAGACAAGTTATCCAAAACTAACCTGCAAGGTATCTAAAAATCTTGTTACAGTTTCTACTGCACAAACTCACGGTTTAACCAACAATGACGACGTATTCGTTAACGTAAATCCAGGGTTATCTACTACATTAACAATTAAGTATAATGATTATAATAGAAGGGTATTAGTAAATCCAAAATCCTTCACATCTGGAGATATTGATATTAGTTCAAATTCAATTTTTATTCAAAATCATAACTTTGTTCAAGGACAAAAAGTTATTTACAATGCAACATCTCCTTCTGGTGGGTTAGTTAACAATAAAATCTATTATGTAGTAGTTTTTGATTCAAACACTGTAAAACTATCAAATTCTTATTATAGTGCCATTGGGTTAAATCCAGAAATAGTTGATATAACATCCACGTCTAGCGGAACACTATCTGCAGTAAATCCACCAATAAAGGTATATAAAGATTCCACAGTAACATTTGATTTATCGGATTCTTCTTTATCATATTTTAACGGTTCCGTCCAATATTCTGCATTTGAGTTTAATTTCTATCTTGATTCAAATTATACCCAAATTTTTGATAAGTCTAATTTAAGCAAGACCTTTGATGTAATTAAATCCGGGAGAATTGGTATTGATACTGGAGCTTCAGTTACACTTTCAGTTACAAACAATCTACCACAAAAGTTATACTACAAACTAGATCCAGTTTATAGTAGTGATCTTCCATCAGTTAAGGCAGAAGTAAATATAGATTCATCTGTACAGGCAAACAATGAGATTCAAGTTGTCTTTAGTGGATACAATGGAAAGCACAGAATTACTTCTATAGCTTCAACTTCTTTCACATACAATGTAGAAAATCTTCCTGAGTCTGCAATTTATAATTCTTCATCAAAGTTATCATACGAAACTACATCTCAAAGTGCTTTTGGACCAGTTTCCAAAATTGATGTCACATCAAAAGGTCAAAATTATTCATCCCTTCCAAAATTTTCTAAAATAGTTTCTTCTATTGGTACTGGTTCTATTCTTGAAGCATCTAGCAGATCGATAGGAAAAGTACAAAAAACAAGGTTGAATAATATTGGATTTGATTTTTCATGCGATTTTACGGTAAGACCAAATTTAATTCTTCCTCAAATTTTAAAAATTGAAACTCTAAATTCGATTGATTATATTGGTATAACCTCTAGCGGAAGGGGTTATACAACAGCACCCAAACTTGTTGTCCTTGATGGAAGTACGAAACAATTATTGCCTGATGTGGATATTCGTTATTCTCTGGGAGATAATTATGCTACTATTTTAAAAAATACATATCAACTTAACGATGTTACTCCAACTATTATTCCAACTCAAAATTCTAATGGTGTTGGTATTGGATCAATTTTCTATAATCCATCAAATAAAAACGTAACAGTAACATTATCTGTTGGGTTTAGTACTTTAAGTTCTTTCCCATTTGCGGTAAATGATAAGGTCTTAATTGAAAATATTAGTGTTGGTATTAATTCAACTGGAAAGGGATTCAACTCAGAGAATTATAACTATCAACTTTTTACAATCACCGAAGTTGATTCAAATATTGGTGGAATTGGTACTGTAACTTATAATTTAAGTAATTATCTGGACCCTGGCGAAGTTCCAGGAAAATACGACCCAGTAAATTCTTCTGGAAGAATAATTCCCGAGAAATATTTTCCTAAGTTTAGTGTTGGGTTAAAACAAAATAATTTCTTTGAAAATGAAGAAGTTAGATATCCAAATCAACAAATGTCTTTGGGATTTGTTGAAAATTGGGATGAAAAAACAAAGTATGTGAGAATTTCTTCACGAGAAGTACTTAAAGAAGGTAATATACTTGAAGGAGTATCCTCAAAAACTCAGGGTAGAATTTCTTCTAATATTAAAACAGAAGGATTTATTGATGTTGGACCATATTCCAAATCAGAAAATGGGTGGATAACGGAAACAGGAGTCTTAAATAATCAACTACAAAGAATCCAGGACAATTTCTATTATCAAAATTTCTCATATTCTCTGAAATCAAAAGTTCCATATGATACTTGGGAAAATGCTGTTGGGTCATTAAACCACACATCTGGGTTTAAAAAGTTCAGTGATTATCAGTTAGAATCTTTTGGTTATTCTGGAATCAGCACTGATGCAGTTTCTCTTGTTGATGTTACAACTGACATTGATGGATTTGCTAATATCAACTGCGTCTATGATTTCGATCTTGCTAGAGAAAATGTATTAAACATAGGTTCTAAACTTATCTCAGATGAAATCTCATTTTCCAGCAGAGTATTAACTGACTACTTTGAATCCGTAGGAAATAGGGTTTTATCAATTGACGATATAAGCGGCCAATTTAATAGCAATCCAAGATCTACAAGATTTTCTATCGTTCATAGATTTCCATTAACTGATGCTAGAGCACAAAAATATATCACTTATGTAAGAGATAAGAGATATACGTCACAAAGACAATTAATGCTTTTCACTTTACTGCACGATAATAATATTGGATATCTAAATCAATATGGTAGGGTAGAAT